ACTTCGAAATGTGGTGCCTGTACTTATGGTGCATGGACGCCCAGTGGTAATCCGACTGTCACCGGATGCAAAACCGCATCACAAGCCCAAACTCGCACTGCCGTCGACAATGGATTAGGGGACTGTGGTCCAACCACCCAAACAGTGCCTATAGCAAGTAACGACACTTCTAAATGTGGCGCCTGTACCTATAGTGAATGGACACCCAGTGGTAATCCGACTGTTACCGGATGCAAAACCGCATCGCAGGTCCAGAGTCGCACTGCCGTCGATAATGGCAAAGGCGACTGTGGTCCAACTACCCAAACGGTACCTGTAGCCAGTGCCGACACTTCGAAATGCGCGCCTTGTACTTACAGTCAATGGACCCCCAGTGGTCCACCCATAATTACCGGATGCAAGACCGCAACGCAGGCTCAGACTCGTACTGCCGTCGACAATGGCAAAGGTGATTGTGGGCCAACCACCCAAACAGTGCCTGCCCCTAGTACCGACACTTCGAAATGTGGCGCCTGTACTTACAGTGCATGGACACCCAGTGGCGATCCTACCATCACCGGATGCAAAACCGCAACGCAAGTACAAACTCGTACTGCCACTGACAATGGTCTCGGTGACTGTGGGTCAACTATCCAAACGATATCTGTACCCACTACAGATATTTCCCAATGCCCACCTTGCCAATACAGCGATTGGACCGATTCTACGCCTTGTACCGCACCTTGCAACGGAGGAACTAAAACCCAGTCTAGAACTATTTTGAACACTTACGGTAGAGGTGATTGCAATGTTGGACTGATTCAGACAGTGCCTTGCAACACACAATCATGTGCTCCTTGCACATACGGGGCAATTGATACATCGTCGCTGACACCGTGTTCCGCACCCTGTGGCGGTGGTACGCAATCTGGAAATCTGTTGGTGACAGACACCAACGGTAATTCGTCTTGTTCACCCATGTCTTCTACACAATCCTGTAACACAAAACCTTGTGCCCCGCCAATTCAGTATCATTCTATACCACCTCCCGTGGGGCGTTTGACCCCGGTCTTCAGTAATTTTGAAATACCAAAATATCGCATTCGACCCCCCGCACCCAACCCATTGGTTGTTTCGGCACCGGTGCCCAGTAACTACAACAATAATATTCCAGTGGCGAGCGATGTATATGCACCATTCGCTCCCGCAAATTCGGTCTCGTACTCTTCTTGTCAAACAAATAACAATCTACTCGATTCAGACAGTCTAGATAAATTCAAAGACCTTATTTTGAACGCTGTAAATAATTACCAAAAGAATGTAAGTTGTCATTAGATTATTGCATCTGTCGGAGTAAAATATGATTCTTATATTTAGATAAAAATCATAGCATAAAGTATATGAGTAACAATCCAACAGGTGGGCTACCAACTTCTCCAACATATACGGCGGCAGATCTCCGCAATATGGAGGCAATTTTACTAAAAAAACTAGACAAATTCAACACGGAATATTCCAACTACATGAAATATCTTTACAACATGCGCCACAATGTGGCGGGGGATACTTCACCCCAATTTAAACATCCGAACAATAGCCCGATTACCACCTCGGATTTTTCAGATTTGAATGTGAATCAACCCGTCGGACTGAGTACTATTTACATTGATCTATCCAAAACCCTTCAAGAATTCATTAACATGTTGAACTATATGAACAACCACCCTAAACCACCCGCCGCCAAATCCGCGAATGAATTGCAATCCTACGACGCAATGATTGTAAAAATGCGCAAAGATCTGGATCACAAATTGTTCGAGCTCAATGAAACAGAAAATTCGTTGACAAAAGACAGCCGACAACATGTGGATGCCAATGTTTTGATTAATATCATGTGGACGGCGTTAGCAACATCGCTGGTTTATTATATTGTTGTACATAGCTAAAGTGCTTTAGGTTTCAGATATTTATATAAAAATTGATATCTTTTGTAATGATTGTTACTCATTCAAGTTAATAACAATCAGTATGGCAATGAAATTAACAGACGATGTGTGGTGTTACAGTGAGTCAGAATGCAAAGAAATTGTTACCGATATTCTCCGCAAACAAATGACGACAAATGAATCGCTCTTTGTCCGGTTTGTGGTCGACATGGCTTTCCGCGTAGTGGTCATTGTTTGTGTATCAAATTTAGTTATACTGTTTCTGCCTAAAAATTTGTACAACTCTCTCATGGACATGCTTCGGATCGGGTTTTGTCTGTTTTTGTTGATGGTTGTTTGGATTGCCCTGGTCTAAAAAAATATGTACATGGTCCGGTTTACATGTTTTTTATTTGCGAATTTAGTAAATAAAAATATAGGGATATTTTATACCAATTTCTATTTTTATATGTCACAGGAAGAATCACAGACCGTGTCGCAATTAGGTGATAGCCAAAGTGTGGGTACAGAAAATGAGTGGCCGGACTGGGAAAATTTTTCAAGTTCGGACCAAAGTTCCAATCTTCGTGATTTATTTGCCGAAATACGCGAGGCGAGCCAAAAACAGAAACTGGAGAGATTATTGAATGCTGCTACCGGTGTATCCGAAGATCGATTGGACGACGAAGATGCTACTGCCACCACAATCACGAGAACTGCGGGCAATCAACCTGCCATGGATTTAGTAGATAAAATGTCGGGAGATCTCTTGGAGTTTGTCAAAAGCCGTACAGTAACTGCCGGTCAATTGCAACTGGCCTACGATCAAATCAAAGAGGTAACCACAACACAAATGAAAACCTTGTTCGGTGCATTTGAACAAGGTGCTGCCGCAGTTACGAGTGAAACCACGGTAAATACCTTGAAACAGTTGCAGGGTTTTTTATCATCTTTTTTACCCAAGCCGGATTTGGATATTGAGGCATTACGCGCGCAACTCGACAAAAAGATCGAGGAAGAAATGAAAGAAGAAGAGAACAAATTCATGAACATTCGCGCCAGTGTCAACACCAATTTGCAAATTACCGCCACCAGTGTATTCAGTGACGAAGCCACCGAAAAATCCAAAGAACTCTTGAGCTCATTGGACGGGTACAAAGCGGCGATCGACGGTATCACAGATTTGTATTCCAAAAAGGATTTGAACAATGAACAAAAAATGAAGATACTGTCGCTGTGGAATAATCTGTTATCACTGGACGAACTCATCAAACAGTACAACGAATCTCAAAAAATGTTCAATCTCGATGAATTTCAGATCATCATCGATTTTTTGGAAGACTTGACCAAACAAATACAGGATTTGATTGCAGAAGTCCAAGAATTACCTGATGTCAAAAAGGCCAGAACCGAGGAAGAGGCTGTTCAACCAAAATCCGCATTTTCACTCGAAGGTCTTACTGGCATGTTTTCTATGGGCAAAAAGGGTGGCAAAAGAACCACCAAGAAGGGCCGCCGTTCCTCCAAGAAGGCCAACAAAACTGGCGGTAAGAAAACCAACACCAAAAGTCGCAAGGCGAATCGCAAAACGAAACGCAGCAGAAAGTAGAGTTTTTTGGCTGTGTTCAACCAAAATATAAAAATATAATAATATATTATAAATTATATTACTATATGAGTATTCAATCGGATTGGAACACCGTCAATTCCACATATAATACATTGAATGCCAAGATCTCTGACCTGAAATTAAATTATTTAGAAATAAACAATGATAGTTATATCACTAGCCCCGAAATAGTGAGTATCGGATGTCTTTGCAACAACCAATCTACGAATTTGGGTCTTAAAATGACACAGTTTTGGAACATGCCCGATACCATGATTAATAACATTACCAATGCCAAAAAAATCATCAATCAATATTATTGGAACGAAAAACAGAACATTAGTAATCCCAATGTTATTAGTAGAAAACCGGGCCTTGCGTGCAAGACGAACGCTGCTACCCATTATGCGACCAATAGTTCTGTCAGTCAAAAATTAATGCCGGATGTCCGTTTTTTCAGCAAGATTGATGTCACCAGTTACATGACGGATTTTACTCAACCGCTTCAGGCCAATACCGCCATCGATTTATTCGGATATTTTATTCCGAATTTGACCGGTGATTGGACCTTTTCGATTGCACCCTCTGACGGTACGCTCACTTTTAGTAGTTTATGGATTAGTTCCGACAATGCCATATTTGATTATACCATGAATAACGCGGATATTGTGCCCGGGACCGCCAATCCCACTTTCACGATATCTTTGATCGAGGGCGAATGTTACAGCATTCGTGTGCAAATTGCCAATATGACGGCTTCACCCATTACCAACTCCTTATTAAGTGTGGTCTCACCCAACGGAAATTTGATTTCGGGGAGAGGGGTTGGTGGTATCGACTTATTTACGACTTTAACCAACGGAGATGGCAGCGTCTACAACAAGCAGTTGATGTATTTCGCTATGATTCAGAATGCTACCAATACCAGTCTCTACAATTGCTATTTCATTACTCCACCGGCGGTTGAAAATTACAACACTATCACGACGCTCAAGGTCAACGATCCGATCCAATTGCAGACGAAAAATGTGCCGCTTTCTCTCACCTACAGTGGTGATCAAAGTGTCACAAATACTGCTGGTACCTCTACCAGTATTACCTTGCCACCTGGTGTCAGTATCACGATTAAATCGGCCACTTGGGGAATATTGACGCCCGCCACCACCGTCTACTACACCCCCCAAACCGTTCCTGCGACGGGTTATGTTCAGGCGACCACAAACAGCGTGGTTGGTGCTGCCGACAGTAGCGAGCCGGGGCAAACCGTCAATTATGCATTGTTGCCTTACAATTATCCTTCTTCCAAAATTATCCAACAGCGCAATACCAAGGTGATGAAATTGAGTACCGATGTCAAGGACAAAGTGCAACAGTTGGTGAATAAGAGCAGCTTGCAAATCGGGGGCTCCGACTATACCACCATATTCGGTGATCCCACGGCAACCTATTCTTTGGCACAAAGCTATCCTCTACAGTTGCAAGTCGAATATACCTACAACAGTGTGGTCGATCAATCCGCGATTACTGCCCCATTTATTTATTTGAATAACCGCGGTTCCGCGAAAGTTGGTTATGTCTGGGGCGGAATTAATTGCGAGTCCGATTTCAACTATGATACGACCTACAATCCGTGTGGTATGCAATGCACCTATAAGATGGTGTTGGACGATTCTGGCAAGTTTTGCATCTATGACGGTAAAAACATGGTTACTTCCAAGGATTTCCCTAAATTGATGAATGTGGATACGGCACAGTGCATTGTGAATCAAGAGTGGTTGACAAATCCCAACTACAAGAGATCGCTCGGGGTCAACGAAAAATTGGGTGAGGGCGGAGTGCATGAACTTGTTTCCGCTAACGGTAAATTCCAGGTATTCTTTTCTGGCAACCAATTGGTCTTCGAATACTGCCTGAACCCAAATAAGTCAACGAGTGTGGTCAAAATCGCGGATAATTCGGTCGATATGCATTACACCTCGAATGTGAATGTGGATCAATTGGGTTACCAACTGTATTTTTTGTATCGCTTGAATACCCGTGGTCTCAGTGGACAGCGTTTCATGTCGCAAGTAACTTCAACCAGCAATATACTGAATTATGTTCCCCCCTACCCAAATTCGAACAACATCATGAAATTCGATTCCTTTGAAACGAAGAATGGCCTGTATCCAATGACATTTCCAATTACAAACAACACGAACTATACGGTGATTTCGCAAAATGTAACGGACGATTCGGTCTGCAACAAGAGCTGCGTGAACAGTCCAACCTGCGACCACTATTTTTATCTTACCGATAAATTGAGTAACAACTACTGCATATTGGACAACAAAAATGTGTTGAATCCGGTATATACAAATACTAGCATCAGCAATGTCCAGTCCTCCACATTGAACAAGAAGAATTTCAAGATAAATACCACCTGTGGCAGTTTACCCAACAAAAACATTCAGTCAGTCACAAATAATCAATTCAACACTGGTGCGGTATCCTTGACCGACTTGGCGAAAAATGCGCCGAATTTGACCTATTATTGCGGATTACAAGGTTATCAGACGGCAACGAATGTTATTCATGGCATTTATGATACCGTAGACCCCAGCAGCCGAATGACGAATACTACAGCGTCCAATCCTACTGTTAATCCGAAGGCGCCTATAACTTCCGCGCCCGCTTCTAATACGGTTCGTGCCGGTTTTAGCAATATGGAGAACTTTACGGATAATTCTCCCTACAAGGTGGTGGATCAAAGCAATATCAATACCCTCTCACAAATGTCGGGAAAATTTGGTGCTTTGGAAAACAAGATCGCCGACAATAATTTACAAATCAACAATACGATTGGCAGATATGTGGATTTATCCAACAACTTGGGATCGGACATGAACTATAAATTTACGGGGCCAGATGCAGTGATCCCAAATAAATACATAGCAACGCTTTCCTCGAGACCTGAGGCTACATTCGGCGATGGTGTCAAGAGAGATTTAGAAATTATTACTACGCAACAAAATACTCTTTACACTATTGCGGCAATTACAACCGCAAGTTTAATCATATTGACCATTTTTGTGATAAAATAAAAATAAGTTAGCAGGAACCCGAGAGTATTCGTTTGTATAATTTAGCGATTTATGTGATATACGAGTATTACATAAATATTATATAAAATATATATATAATGGCCCAATCTAATTCAAATATTGATTTATCCACATTTTTACAATTACAATCACAATATACCAACGATTTATCGCATATTCCGATTGACCCGAGTCAAACTGGCAATGCGAATGCTATTCACGATTTGAGCAATCAATTGTCGACCATGTATAATTCGTTGAGTACCAGCACGGCTAGCGCCCAAAATACCATCGACGAACAAAATAAAATCAACGCTATTTTGCAAAATGAGTATGGTCGCTTAGAGCAAAAGAAACAAAACATCACGACGGCGGTGCAAGGTCAACAGCGCGTTCTCGAATTGAACAACAGTTACCAAAAGCGCTACACGGCCTACACGAACATCATGATTGCGGTGGTGGCCACTTTGCTCATTTATTTGGTCATTAATTATTTAGATAACAATGTCCCCATCTTCCCCAAAGCCATTTTGTATGTTTTGACCATTGTTCTCTTTTCGGTGGCGATTATTTACATTTCTTGGGTCAGCATCGATATTCTGCGCAGAGACAACATCAATTTCGACGAATTGGCGTTGGCTCGTCCTCAGACTGATGCTTCGGGCAATGTCATTGCGACCAACATGACGAACCAAACTTTCAATCCGTTGGGCTACTACGGCTGCATTGGACAGGCATGTTGCGCGCCCGGGACCACCTGGGACAGCATCAGCGGTGGCTGCGTCAACAGTACCCCTTGTGGTTCGACGATTCGTACTTTAGCTCCTATCACAAAGACGCCCACGAGTGTTTTAGCTCCTACCACAAAACAGGGGTTCGACACAATGAATACTGTGACTTATTCGAACGAATTTTTGTTGGGAAAACCCGAGGGTAAAATTGATAAAAATGCATTAATGACGGCACCTCTTTCGAAAGACACCTATTGCACCGATGGGTACGAATGCTATGCCTTGTTCAAGTAAAATTAAAAATATATAATATATATATCATATATTTTATGCAGAGTATACCGACTACTTCGACACATGTTCCTACCGCACAATCCCATACTCCTATGTCCATGTCCTCATCTTATGTTCCGGCACAGTCGGTAGGGAAAATGATTTCAATGAGCGCACCTTCGGACCCGACCACAGATTATGTTTCAGGATTACTTTCGTCAAGTCCGCCCGCAGATCAATATGTCAGTTCTTACAATCTGTTGTATGCGCAAAATCAAATTTTATCCAACAACATTGATTACATCAATCAAATGTATTCGACCGATACCCAAAACATTATCTACCAAAATAAGAAAATCAGCAACTACCGATATTTCAACAAAATATTGGCCATCATCTATTTCATTTTGATGGGCATTGCGGTCATTTTTTTATTCAGAAGCAGAAAAGTCAAAAGCTGGATCCTCAAATTCATCATTGTTGTCATACTGGTTCTTTACCCATTTTTCATGTATTATTTAGAAAGTTATGTTTACGAGTTTTTTACTTATATGATCGCCTTTTTTAGTGGTGAAACATACAAAAAAACTACAGTACCTTCGATTACAAACACAAATCTATCTTTTAATTCATAATACTATTTTACAGGTCGGATACCTGAATGTCCGAGTCCGAAAATTCTTCTTCAATATTTGAGATCATGACCTCATCCCGATCGTACCGGATCTTGGCACCGGTCCACGCCCCCGCCGCGCTCTTGAATTTGCCCAGTTTCTTGTCCAAATATTCGTGTACCTCTTTGGTCGAGGGTCCGCCGCGCCCATAAGTGCTCTGATACCACAGATTGAATTCGTTGGTCGCCTCCGTCTTGGTGATCTTGCCCTTGGGATCCATAACAATGCGATCGCGGATGAATTCCGCAATGTGATCCTCGCGTTCGCGGTACTTGTTGGTAGATTCCATCACCATTGGGCAATCCGAAATGTTACCGTCGGTTTTCAACACAATATCGACCAACATGGACATGAAGACCTCGCGCCATTCCACAAATCTTTCTTTCAATTTGCGATCAATCTTGAATTGAAAGGGTTTTTCCGTATCACCCTCTACCGGTTTGTCGGTGAAGAGCGACATGAAATCCACCAATCGAAAACGACGCCAGGTTGCATGATCGCGCGTTTTCACCTCGATCAGTTCGTTCGTGCAAACAATCAATTTGAACTGTGGGACGAAAGTGATGGGCGCACTGAACAAATTACGGCCACGAATCGGCTCTGTACCACTCGTCAGTTCCTTGAGCGCACCGTCGTTGATGCGGTCACCCTTGGAAGGCTCCTGCATCACCGCATAACGCACACCTTTGAGTGCCACCACATCTGGCGAAGCCTGACCCTGCTTCATACGAGCCTGGGTAATGAGCGAGAGCGGGGCGTCGCTCTTATAATCCCCCAAAATCTGCGACATCAAGTCGGTCAACACCGATTTACCGCAACACCGATTTACCGTTCTCACCCCCACCAATGTACATGTGAAAAGTCTGAGTCAAGTTTGCCCCGATCAATACCGAGGCCAAATGCTCCCACATGTACTTGCGGATTTGCTCGATCGGAAACAGCTTCTCCATAAAATCGTGGATTTCCGCCACCACTTTGGCGTCAGAGACGGGGTCGATTTTGCGATACTGAATGTTGGTACATTTTGAAATGTAATCTTCCGCACGACCCGCGCGAAACACCTTCTCCTTGAAATCCCACACTCCGTTACTGAAACACAACAGGTAGGGATTACTGTCGAGCAAATCCAGGAATTTGATTTCACGATCGTAGAAGAGCTCCCGCGCCTCCTTCAGAATGTGGTCCTTGTCGCTGGTCCGCGCCAACTTGACCACGATTTCCATGATCTTGGTCGAACGCTCTTCGTACATTTTGAGTTTCTCCTCCGTCTGGGTTTTGTCGCACAAATTCTTGGCGATGTCTTCCGATTTTTTGCGGTACAGATTGCGAAGTTCATTCGAAATATGCTTTCTGAGCGTCGTGCCACACTCATCTTCTACCCAGCGATTTTGATCGAAGATGAACCAGCGATCGAATTTCACACTGGCACAAATGAATTTATCCTTGTACAACTGTTTCAAAATGAAGGCAATGTCACTGTCGCCGCTGCCCACTCCCTTTTCGATCTTTCCGTTTGCCGAAAACGAACGAATCGATTGTTCCAGATGGTAATCGACGCTGTTTGCGCGCACCGCGTCGTAGGCCTCGCGCGCATCTTCACGCGCCCAGTAAATGATGGATCGTTTGGTAAGAGCCGTTTCGTTGTTGGTGTCGAATTTCATCCATTTGTCCATCATGTCGGGAATGGAACCGTAGAGAAATGTCTTGGATTTGGCACTGAAAGCGATCCACACAATCAACAGTTTGGGGCTGATGTTGCAAAGTGCCATACCGACCTTGACCCATTTTGAATACGAGCCTTCCCCGTAATACGATTCTGGCAAAATCATGGTGTACTCGTAAACCTCTTTGAACTCAAAATCTGCCGTCGATAAATTTTCTAAAAAGGTCTGCACCGCGTTGTCCAGATCGGCCTTGTTACGAATTGACAAAATATCGATACTCTGTTTCTTGCGCGGAGCTTGAGCGGAAGCGCGGTAGTTGCGCTTAGACTGCTGCGAGTTTTCCAGATTTTGGTGAATGTCGTAAAATTCCGTCGTAAACACCGGCGCCAAATGATCCTTGTAGCGCACCGACAGCATCTTGAAATCACGATCCATGTCGAATTTTTTGATGTTCAGGTCATCACACATCAACTCTCCATCCGCACCGTCGTACTCGATTTCGTAATAACCCGTGAGCCGATACTGCTCATGGTTCGGTTTTTTCGAACCATACAGTTGCCAGTTGGTGTGTCCCTTACTAATCCCCTCGTCAAACACATCGTTCCAGGCATTTTTGATCGACAACTTGGACCACAAATCGGTTTCGGGCATTTTTTTGATGATGCGGGTGCGTAAAACGGTCTGGGTATAGCGGTCCGATTGAATCCCGATAATCATGTGGATGCCGTCTTTGGTGATCTTTTTGTCTTCGAGACGATTCACATTGGGCTTTTCGAAAATAAACACTGGGAACTTGGCTTTGTCATCGAAACGATAAATTTCCTTCAGTTCTTCTAAATATGTTTGCACTATCTCGTCGATGTGGGATTTTCTATACTGTTTTTCTGTAATTTCGTAATCATATCTCAAGTCAATGTCTACTACTATTGGACCACCCGTCTCTAGCTGTTTTTCTGTCAGATATTCACTGGTTCCTTTGGAAACAATGTCGCGATAATACAGATCCAAGAATATGGGGTATTCCGAGTCGGAAATGTGATATTTTCCTCCTGGATTCCCAATACGCGTGTTGGTGATCAGCGTCTCCTTGTCGTCTTTATCCACATGATGCTTACTTATGAAATCTTGATAATTTCTATATTCAACAGAACCAGACGATGATTGGGCATGTTTCGACTTGGGTTTGATCATAGTTTTACTAGCGTTGGTGGTCATTATTCCACCCTTAAGGTATATTATGGGGATATTTTTATCTCTCTTTCAAAAAATCAATTTTTCAATTTTGTTGAATTTCTCTCACTGCTTTTACTGCTATATGACTGTATATTTTATATGATATTTTTACTGCATACGGTTCTCCCAGAAATGCGTACAAAAACCTGGAGATATTATATATGGATACAAAACGAATATATAATCGGAAATTTAGATTGTTTAATCCAGACGGTACGGAAAACCGTAGTGGTCCCGGTTACAGTGTTAGCGATCG